AATCTGCATCAATGCGAAAATGAGTTTAGTTTTGTCGTTCATGATTTGTGTCACAGAAGGTGTGCAATCAGAGATTCAAGTGCATCAACAGGTTGACCAATTCTTTTCAGGAGAAAGTAACCTTCCAACATTTTCTTATCACTATTTTTCTTGGGTATTTTACCCTTTGGTGGTGGTAACGGATCACCCATCTTTCTGGGTTTTCCTGGTTTTCTCTTCCACCACTTTTTCTCTTCATCTAACTCTCTCGGAAGAGTTACAGACCAACTTCTAACTTTGTTTGTGAAGTTCATTGTAACTCAGAGTGCAGAGTTGGGGGTGCAAGTGTCATCAACATTGACCGTAGTTTCAATGAGAACATCAAAATCCTGATCCATCTTCACATAATTCCATTCACCTTCATCCTCACCTTCTTGGTAACAATGAATGAAACCTTCCGAGTCTTGTTTTACAAAACAACCATCATAGTTGTCCTCATCGAAGACATAACCAGATGCGATCAGTGCGTCAACGAAAGTCATGGGGTTTGTGTGTTTCTCTCAACATAGCTAAGATACCAGGAACTGAGCCCCTATGGGAGTTTACTAGCCCAGTTCGCGGATTGTCACACTGGTGGCGGTTTGGGGATCATCGCACCATCCCCCAGTGAGTCTAGAATCCGTCTCAGTGAGAACCCTGTTGTGGCCACGAGTTTGAGTTTGAGCAAACAATGATTTTTCTGCAATTTTACCCCAGTAGGGGATTAGGTCATCCCCTGCAATCAGATTCATCAAAAATCAATTGTTGTTAATTAACCAATCACCCTAAAACATACAGTTGCATTACCATTGGAAGGTGGAGCAATCTTTCTGAAAGCCCCATAAGACAGATCAATATCTGCATGGCTGTACGGACCTCTATCATTCACTCGCACAATCACCTGCTTCATGTTATCTTGATTGGTGATGCGTAGTTTGCTACCCATTGGAAGATAAGGGTGAGCAGCAGTTAATTCGTAGGCATTAAAGGTCTTGCCACTTGCAGTAACTTGGCCATGGAATCCATCACCAACGCCATAGAATGTGGCGATTCCACACATCAAACTAGCTAGGATCATTGTCTCTCGGATTTACGGAACAAAGAGCATAATTGATCGCAACTGCTATGGCAACTGCGGCCAAATAGATGACAAAATAAATCATCTGTCCGTTTCAGCTTCTACAATATCTTTCAACATTTCATCCAGTCGTTTAGCACTACGTCGATTCAATACAATGTCAGTAACGCAATAGCCAAATGAGAACCATGCAGCAGCAACAGTCAGTGCAGTGAACATAATTTTTCTCCGATAACTTAAGAAATTAGTTTAGATCGTTGGCAACACCCTTAAGATCTGCCAGTGCATTTTTAATTATTGAACTTGTGTAACCAATCACATAAGCGGGTGATTGCTCCATCTTTGCATCATCAGTGAAATCCACTGAGATACACTTTAGAAGTGCATCTTCAAGTGATGTGATCACATAATTGATGCGATCTTGTGCGTATTTGGTGTCCATCAGTATGCAGAAACAACAGAGTAAAGTCCACCAGTGGAGTTGTAAAAGAGGTCAACATCGCACTGATACTCTTCACTCAAATTAAATGCAATGTCATAAGCTTTGTCATGATCAGTAGTGTGATTCTCCCAAGGAGCTGCAGGGCAACGGATGTCGATTCGCATTTGATTCATCTCTCAACATGGCCAAGATACAGGATCTGGCTGGGTTTGGCGGGTTTGGTGTCCAGCCCGCCAACTGTCACACTAGATCATTTGTTGCTCTTTGCGGCACCTAGAAGGGCCTGAATGAGGAAGATAATAGCGAAACATTGCCAGAATGTAAGTTGAACTGCGAACCAGGATAGGATCAATCCAAGTAACCAAGCTTCAAAACAAAGAAACAGAAATGAAACTGCAATAATACCTGTAGCGGCTCCAAGAAGCCATGCAAGAGATTTGTCACCGAATCGGTTGTAGCTCATCACCATGTACCTCGTTGAATGTGAATTTTTTTAATTTCAGTATAAACGAATTGTTTTAGTTTGTCATCATCAGTGTTATCAAATGCGTACCAAAGCCGTGCAAGGTATTCATCCTGTTTCATACACTTTACGACTTCTGCGTTACTCATACCTACATCATTTAGGGGAGATCCACTAACAACTTTGTTGCGTCCGAAGTTTCCTGACACACGCCCAGTTGTTCTCAGTTTGGGACGAATCTTGGAGAGGTTAGAGTAAGTCATTTGAATTGATCCAGAACATCAATAAAGTGTTGAATACAGTCCTTAGGAATGTGAATGGTTTGAAATCCTGGTCCGTTACCATCCTCTACACTCACAGTCCCAAGTTCATCGGATGTGAAGTCAAAACTCCAACCATCTTCTTCGTGCTCAATTTTGATGTGTTTGGTGATAGTGTAAGTCATTCTTTTTCCTCAAATCCACCAATACCAATATCTACAAAGGTAGAACCATCTACATCCTCAAAGAGTTGGAAGTCAAAATCACCTTCATAGAAGTGATAATTATGACCATCAGTAATTCTTACTTCTTGGTCTTGTGGGAACTCTTTGAGTTTTTCAATCCATTCATCAATGGTCATTCATCCTCCTCGTAAGGGAACATTTCGTCGTATTCTTCGTCAGTTAGAGTAAGATACTGAACATCAGCATTTCTATGCTCTTCAGCATACACTAATTGATAGTGTGCAAAGTCAGAGAGACTTGTGCTGCCGTACTCAACAACACCATCAACGAGACAAAGGTAGTTCATTCCGCTTCAAGTTCCTCCAGAAACTTAGTGTAGACATCAATCGCAGCTTGATTGGCGTTGTCTTTCTTCATCCGATAGATGTAGTATTCAACGGCTTCAATCGTCATCTGCTTTTTCATTTCATTCCAAGGCATAAACTCAGTCATTTTAGTACCTCAACTTGACGGAGTTCTTCATCAATACAATCAAAGATTTCGGTGTAAATGTGATCATACTGATCTAGATTTTCAATCACTTTGTTTGCAACTTCTTCTGTTACAGTTACTTCATCATCGGGATAATCGAGAACATCATCTTTAGTGTAGATCCATGCAGCTACAGGTGCATGTTCACCCTGTCGGGCAATCAGTTGATTGATAGCTTGACGGAGTTCAGCAAGAGTGCGGGTCATTTAGTAACCAAAATCGTATTCAAAGTTAGCAGCAGACTCAACAGCCCTTAGAATGCCTTTATAGTCAAGGTTTTCATCCCAAGTGAACTCAGAAACCTGTTGTTCAAGGCAATAGAGAATCAGATTGATTTGATAGTCAGTAAGATCAACTTTCATGCTTCAACTCCGAACATTTCCTGATACAACCAGTTTTCAGGTTTGTCGAGGTTTGCTTCACATTCCTTGAGGAACATGATCTCCTTACGATAGAACTCTACCGAAGCTTTCGCTTTGAGGTAGTTGTTGCGGGCATCATACAGTGCCCGTTGGATCTCAATGCGATTCATGGGTGAACCTCTCAACATGGCTAAGATACATCGCCAGGGAGTCGCCTGGCGCCTCTGGTGGACGGTTCCGTAACTGTCCTCACCAACCTTTAGGTTTGGTGAAGTTGTAGTAAGAGAACATACGACGATTAACTAACTTGAAAGTCCCGTAATCGTTGGAGTGAACATAACCCTCATGGCCAGAAGGAATGTAATCAATGCCCATATCAATCCGTGCATCAACCTGATCACCAGTCACGGAGATTCCTTCCATGATCAATTCTTTAGCTTTGGTCAACAGGTTGAACAACAGGAGGAGATTGCCATCAATACAATCAACAGGTCGATTCTCTCGGATACACTTATTGATTGCAATTTTAAGGTTCGCTACTTCTTTTTCATCAGGGTATCTAACAAAATTGCTAACCACACTTGCAAGGCCAAGAATGTAATCAATCCTACGACGACGGGAGGTAAATTGTGCATTTCCATCTACAAAATGAATACCAAGAAAACGACCAGAAAGATAGTTAGGGACACCAAAATGTGCCTCCAGTTCCTTGATGGAATCTCCAGTGTAATGTGTATGAGCAGCGACAATAAGATCAACGTCCAGAATACCTGGAACGGAATCAAAATTGTAGGTAATAGTATTAGGCGTAAAAGTTGTTTCACCACCATAACCAATCCAATCGCACTGATAAATCCCATCAAACTGCGGGAAGTGAGAAAGGCAGGTATGAAGAATCGCTGCAACTTTAGGATTCGTGCCGTGATTCTTTTCGATGTCGGAGTGTGTATAATTGATCTTAACTTTGACCTTATTGAATACACTTTTTGTACCTACAAACTTCTTACCATTCTCGGGATTAGTCCCAAAAACAATAGCGGGAGCGCCATCATATTTCACACTACAATCACCTTTGCAGTTACGCAGGTAATTGATAGTATCCTGCACGGCTTTCTTACCGAGAAGTGCAGAATCTTCGGGATGTTCGAGATGTGTGTTCTTCATATAGCCATAATACACGAAAAAAGGGCCCTGTGAAGAGCCCCTGTGACAGTTATTGATCTGTCACACTGTCTGAAGATTGATCTAAAAAGTTTATTACTTTTTGCATATCACTTACTTTTACACTTTCCGGATTAGCTACAATTTCATTCATCAGAGTTTTCATTGCTTCTAATTTTTGTGCATGAAGTCTATGAAGTTTCTCTGGATCATTAAAGTCAGGATCAATCATTGTATCATTAAACTCTAATTTATGTATCCGATCTAAATGCTGGTTCTACACCATTGATCTCAACATGTGGTTGCAACTTTCTCAAGATAAAGTCACATTTCCAGTATTCTTTACTATCTGTAATTGTTTTGTTAATTTGGTAGTATCTAAGAGCTTTATGAAGCAGACTACACTCGTGGCCACTGAAGTCCATCAGGTTGTAAAACTATCAACGACACGAGATGTTTCCTCATCAACAAGAGCAAACTTGTGTGCATTTACCACACGTTCCATGATTCGAGAATCGTGAGTATTCTCATACTCATCCCGCCAATCTAGGAGAACATCGTGACACTCATTGTCATTTTCTGCGATGACACTTACAACGCCACCATACTCAGAAGAAGGAAAAGGAACCCAATAATCAACCAGATAAAGATACTTCATTGTTGTTTGTAAATTACTCTTTTAGTGTAGATGTTTTGTTTGAATTTGTCAAGTCAGAGACAATACTTTTTCAGAATACGAAGAACCTCTCTCGGTTGATCCTGAATGGCAAAAGCCTCTTTCTCAACATCATTTTTGAATCCTAATGGATAGAAATACCCATTGGGAACTTTGCAGACTTGTGCTACATGAACTGACTCATGAGCTATGGTACGACTCATTTCACCTTGCCAATCAGGATAGTTTTGTTGGACAACATCCTCACACAAGACTAATTGTGTCCTACCCGACCGATTGTTGGGATCTTTTCTTGTCAACACCATGCCATCGTATTTTCTACTCTCACAGACCTTGTGATTGTTGACAATTACCGTAACACCAGATTGATTCAACACATCGAGAATCTCTTGATGAGTTGGAGTCAAATAATCCATCACCAGCCTCGATCACTCAACCAACAGGCCACTTTCCAACCAATCCAGCCTACAGCTCCACCGATCACCATAGCAACAATGCCAGTGGGAAGTGTGAACAATCCAAAAAGTGCAATGAAGAATCCAGCAGCAACAGCTCCTCCACCAACTATAGTGCTAAAGTCATCAGATCCTCCACCAGAGCTTTCGGAACTAGAACTATAAGATTGTTGTGGTTCTGAGTATTCTGTTTTATCGAAAACAGGGCTGACACAGAATGACCTAAATCCCTCAACATGTGCATACATGGAGTTGACTTGTTCTTCAGCCTGCATAGGACCAAGAGCATCAACAGTGGTCGATTGAATACCCTGACGGGGAGAAGTCCAGTCTACTTTGTATTTCATCGTGCGCGGTGTAGTGAAACGAACAAATAATCTTCGGGGTCTTTTTCATCTACTACGATCTCATAGTAAATGGATTGTGCATCTTTTTTCCTGCCAGCTTCTGCAAGGTCAGAACACCTTGACTCGTGGTAGTTTTCCAGATACTTGATAAGTTCTCTTTGATTTTTAATCATCCAAATGCAGCCTCAAGAGGAGTTTGTTTGATAGGCATTGCAGTATAAGGTGTTGTCTCTTCAATGTCAACTACATTACCCACTGTCTGGCTATTAACTGGGGCGTGGAATTGCCTGGTTTTGGTGTTGTAGAATCCCCAGATGGTTTTAACTGGTTTCCCAAGATTATAGTCGTACCGCTTATGGTGATGCAACCAAATAGCAGTAGTGTTCCTCTTGAAATCCTTCTGTTGTTCATAATGATAACCCTCTGGGGCTTTGTGGAATAGTTCTACCGTCACCGTTCAATTTTCCAGTGTTCGTTACCCTTGACAGGAACCCAGAAACAGTACATTTTGTTCATAGAAACTAGGAACAAGTGAGGTACACCATCAATCGTCTTTTCCTGTTCTACAGTACACATGTGGAACTGATCCATAACATTATGGAATCGGTTCTTAGCTTTACTGGACAGAGGTACAACAGAAACCCGTTTTGTTTTCGTAGTCATAGTCTTTACCAACATGGCTAACTTAATGCGTCAAGGAGCGGATTTGGGTGAAGGGTGTACGGTTTCTTGACTGTCACACTCTTGGATTTGGGTTTTGTGGGGGAACCCTTGGTGGCCTTGGGTTTTGTCCCCTGAGATCCCTGTTGGCCACTAGGCGTCTTCGCCTTTTTTTGCGATTTTGGTTGCACAGGGGTCTTAGTACCCTTCTTGATTTTCCGATGCGAGTTTTTTAATTGTTCAAGCCGAATCTCTGCAAGTTGTCGGGTCTTGACTACTTCAAGTTGTTGACCATTTGCAATGATCATATACTTTTTGCCGAAAGGGATAGCAGCAAATTGGAAGTCATCAGTAGCAAATCCTGTTGGGCCATTGTCTGGATCCAGGATACTTGTGTTAGGAAACATCATTGGAGGTTAAAGATTTTCGTATGCAAGAAAGATTTTTTCTCGATCTTCATCTACAAGTTTGATGAAGTCATCAATGCCATAAAATGATCCATTATATCTAATTTGAGAAAGTCTTTTGGATTGTTCATTATCGAAGATTTTATTCAAATAAGAAATGGCTCTAGCCATTGTTCTTTTATCACCATCTTTAATGTTTGTGGGCCTTTTGTGTAAGGTTATTTCCTGATCCATGAATACTATCTGGCCATCTTTCCAATTTTGAGTATAAACATACTCTTCTTTAAAGCAAACTTTTTTTAGTTCTTCAATTACTCTATCACTCTCACTTCTACTCATACCACTAAACCCATCAAAACTATGGCTTGGAATCTTCATGCCAGGTAGACCACTACAAGTCTCCCTATAAAGTTTAGTCTCCATTCCATCAATGGGAACCATATTGTAATGGATCAGTAATGTTTGGACGTGATTTAATCCTGGAGCCATAACATGGTCAGTCCACTTATGTTTCACAATCAGTTCTTTTACCATGCTTTGCATGTCTGAACTTAGGGATTCATAGGCATCGTGAGTACATAAAAATTGAGTTTGACTATTCTCAGTATCACTGACACTTTGAAGTCCGATTATTCTTTGACCATCATCAAAAGCACATTGGTCACTATGCCAATCCAATTCTCCGTTTTGAAATATACCCTTTGGTCTATTTTTTTCACCCTTTTTATAACTTACCATACTGACTGCATCTTTCATCTTTTCGTCAGTATCGTTGTTAAGATACCCCAAGTTCAACAGTATTTCTCTCCAATGTCTACCCTGAATCTTTTTGGAAAGAACTACTTCATGAATCAAAGCTCTACTTGGTTCTCCCCATTTCATCATAGTATCATGAAGAACCTCTAAGGGTATATTTTCATCCACAAGTACAATACATTCAGAAGCACACAACTTTCCCAGTTCGCATACTTCTTCACCACAAGTCCAATCAATGTCATAAGCTTCAACTCCAACAGTTGAACTATAATTCTGTAGGGATTTCGTTTTCATTGTTACCAAATATGTATGAAATATGTAGTCACCGTTTGACTACTGAGATTGCAGGTTGACCTTGTTGGAAGATAGTATCGACCACAGCTTGGATCTTCTGGTGAGTAGAGATCCCAACTTTGTTGAAGACGGGAACAACAACTAGACCGAAAGATTTGGTGTAGTTGTTGACATCACCAGGAACCAGTTCACCACTACGGATGCGAGCTGCATCATTGTGGTGCATCCGAATCACACGGCCGATGGTTTGGGAGATACCAATGTAGTCCATAGAACGCATGAAGATCACACCCTCAAGTCCAGAGACGTTGATACCCTCAGAGAGGATGGAGTGATGCAACACAACAAACTTCTTAGAGTCATCCTTACCCCATGCACTTAGGGTCTCAAAGAATACCTCACGGTTCACCTTCTTACCATCAATAATTGCACCAGTCTTTGCGGTGATGTAGAGGTAAGAGAATCCGCGATCTTGCAGTTGTTGAATGAAATCAGTCTCAGACATCAGTGCAGAGATCTGTTTGGTAGCTTTCGCACAGATCAACACTTTGCCCTTACCACATTCATCCAGAGTCTCAATCAGATTCTCACAATCACGATCCGCAGGAATCTTACCAGACTTCACCATCGGAAGTTGTTTCGCAATCACTTTCGGAGGGAGAATGTAACCACCTTCCACAAGTTCAGGTGCAGGAACATTACAAATGACCTGACCATAAACTTCCGCATCATTCATCCCAGGCTTACCGACTGCGAGAGAATGTTTAGGAGTTGCAGTGAAGAAGTAACAACGGTCAGCTTCCTGACTGAAGTATTCAGTTGCAGGGAAGAAGTTGCGTTTGACAGAGTTGTGAGCTTCGTCAAAGTAAATGGTATCAACCTTGATGCGAGATTGTTGCAATCTCTCCAGAGAATTGTAGGTCGTGAAGATCAGTTTGTGACCACGAGTGTTCACCCACCAGTTAGAAATCTCTTGGGGTTTGGTAGAACTAAAGTGGTGCGTTTCACCAGAGTGAATGTGCATCACACTTGCGTTAGTGATAAACTCCAAAAACTCGGAACAGAGTTGTTCTGCGAGCAAGATACGAGGGGCCACGACTACAATCGTTTGAGGAGTTTCAGACTCAAACTGAATCATTGAAAACCGGATCATCTTCATTGTTTTACCACCACCAGTGGGAACAATGATCTGACCTTTTTTGTGCAGTTTCATCAGATCAACTGCGCGTTCTTGGTGGGGACGAAGAATCATCGAATTGCGTTTCAATACAGCTAGAATACCCCCTCACCCGTCGCAGGGCAAGGGCTCTTTGATCAGGACACCTTATCAGTCGTATAAGTATACTCTATATTACAAGCATAGAGAACTCGCATAATTAAGTCCAGTGATCTTTGATGTGGTCGTTGTTTCCAACCATACCATTGTGTTCTCTTGCCTACATCGTAGGGAGGCACTTGACCCACGGAATAATACTGATCAGCCGTGGTATCGTAGATTACATCTCGGTCATCATAGAGCCACCAGTGTGTATCACCTCTGTAATCTATTCCGCTCATCGGAATCAAATCATGGGGATCCAAGAGATAGAACAGAGCCTGAGTTGAATGGTAACAATGACCATACATCGGGTTCTTTACATTCTCTTCCCGATACTTCTTTGTGAGTAGATCGGGAGTCAGATGATTGCGTATAATCACCATCAGAGATTCTGCGATCTCTTGAGAATAGTAAAAGGGGATGAATCTAAGAGTACGAGTCTCAGAGATTTCCCCATCTTTGTAAGAATGTCTTACAACTTCTTTCATTATGCAACTAGATACTGTTTTTCGTATTCAATCAGTTCTGAAGGAATTTCAAAAACATTGTCAACTGAACCCAATTCTGGATGATACAAATTGATGCCAAGATGTTTATATCGCAGGTGAGTGGGAACATGAACAATGAACTTACCATCCTTGTTTTCAGTCAACTTACTGAGTTTGTTATTCTCCTCGGGAGTAACCTCAATAGTACGACAACACCAGAAAAATAAGTCTTTGAATTTCTCCGAATCAACCAACCAAATATCAGGATGATCCATCACCATTCTTGCAACAAATTGCGGAATGAGACAATGATCCTCACAGGACTTGATTTTCTTTAGTTTATTTTTCATCGCATTCACACTAATCAAGTCACTTTTGTTAGGTCGCCCTGCACAAAATACCTGATCATAGAGTAACCGAGTGATAGGTCGTTGGTATTCTTTGATTTCCCAAAGATGTTGATTGGCTTTCAACGCATTAAATGCAACTTCTGCGTAATACTCCCACTTTTTCACTTTACCAGACCTCCATCAACATCAACACCAGAGAGTTGCGGCAACCAAGACCATTCGGGATTACGAACAACATTCTCACGGATACCATCTGCGACTTTGAGAACTTTCTTCTCCCATTCGGACCACATTTTCTGTTCCTTAAACTCACGAAGTTGAGTGAGTTTGGTAGAAGTTGCTCCGTTAATCTGTCCGATCACTTGTACATCACAATCAGGATGTTTCATCTGAAACTCTGCAACTTCAAAGAAACAACGTCCATCATAGTCAAGGTCTCGCAAACCTTTCGGACCACTTCCACCTTTGAAAGTACGGGTAGTAAAGATATTATTGTCAATAGGGACAATGTTACTGCGAGTAGATACAGTAATTTCGGGAAGGTTTTCAGAAATCCACTTATCACGACTTTGTGGATTGTAGTTACGAACCGCAGTTGTGATACCAAACTCTGCAAGAATTTGTTCCCGAAGTTGTGGGAAATCACCAGTCTTTTGGTTCAGTCGGTGAAGAAGTCGGTTCAATACAGAAACATCATTGATGTCCAGATCATTCTCCTTGATAATATCACAAACTGTCAGAACTACATCGTCACCAGTGCGAACATTCTTGATATATTCATCGTCTTCATCATTTTCATTAGATTGAAACACACGACGATCTTCTGAAGTATCAAACTCACAGATTGCGACAAAGATAGTTTCTTCTCCTGCGAGAATGTGAGCTTCCAATCGGTGTTCACCAGTCACCAACGTATAAGTACCATCACCATTGTCAATAACCACGGGAGGTTCGTAGTAATACTTGTAACGGTTTTGTTCAATCCTCTCTACAAACTTTGCAACATAGGTCATATCCAGACCAGATGCCCGTGCATCATTAGTCGTTTCTAGTTTATCACTGTTTTCCTTATTACGTTTCAGTTTGGAACAACTGATTTCTGCAAATCGGAGAAAACGCACACCATCACCTTTCGGTTCTGTATCTGCATTGGTAGCAATTTCTACCTTTTGACCAAATCCAAGTTTCATTTTAGTTAAAGTAAAGGACATTGCGGTTCATAAGAACTGCGAGACGTTATGACCAAAATAGGTCGTTTGTCAGGTGGGTAACTTTAAGGGCTAACCCATTCCCATCGTATCAGAAGTTTCGCAGAAGGGCAAGAGTTTCACGATCAAACTCTTCTCGAATACCAGAATCAGGAAGCCAATCTTCGGGACCAGTTTCCATCATAGATTGATAAAGATCGTTCTCTTCAAAGGAATCGTAGTTGAAATCGTCAGACATAGGTGAATCAGTTGAACAAGGCCAAAATACTGTGGATTGGGAGGAGAGTCAAGAGGCTGACCGATCAGAGATTTTTATCAGTGGGTTTTGGTTTGATAAGTTTTGCATTTCTACCAGCGTACACTCCAGGTTCTGTGATATTTTTTGTAATATTACTAAATGCGTATAATGTAACATTGTCACAAAT